GGGGAACCACAGACGTAGTTGCCCCCGGCCACGTTGCTCTCGACTTTGAACTTGGTCAGACGCCCGGTCTTCTTGAATTTGACCAACTGCTCGTTGGCGGTCGGGTTCGCCGGGATCACGATGGCGTCGCTGACCTGCTCCGTCGCCCGCGCGTTGGCGCGCGAGGTGACATAAAAGTTGAGGTCTCCGACCTGATCGTAGTCGGGTTCGAGGAGGCTGTAGGAGATCGCCTTGTCGTCACCAAGCTGGCCGAGTTGCTGCGGCTCGACGATGCTGAACTCCGACGTCTCGAAGTACGACCTAATGGCAAGACTTGTGGAGCGCGGCCCGCTTACTTCATCGACACCTGTCTCGTGGCTCCAAAACGAGTACTTACCCGTGTCGTCGCCAACGACAACCCCCGTCATAAATGGGGCAGGGCATGTGATGTTGTAGGCCCCGGCGGCGCGGCCCTCATTAGGCAACGCCGTGTCGTACCAGTAGTTCTTCTCGTAGTTGTAGATTACCGCGTGCGAGCACTCGGTCGCGTTGCCGAACGGGAAACACCACCAGATTTCATTAAAAGCCGGGACTTTGTAGGCAAACGACTTGTTGCGATACGTCAGATTGATGTTGTCCACAAACCAACGCTTGTTGAACTCGTTGGGGATGTCCCGCACGACGCCGTTAAACATCAAGAACCCGGCCATCGTCGCCCAGTAGTAGATGCCGTTGTGCTCGATGATGCAGTTCTGGCCCATCAGAGAACCCGACGTTGTGAGCGTCGTCATGTTCCAGAACGTCGGAGTCCCGACATACTGTGCAAGGATCACCGCGTCGATGGCCCAGAATATGCCCGCGGGGGTGGACGAACCACGGATTGGCAGGCCCTTCAGGATTTTGGTGGGAACGGGGCGCGACTCACCGCTGCCAGAGCCAGTAAAGTCAAAGGAGTTGACAGGGCTGGACCACTTGATGAGACCGTCGTGCCCGTAAACGAACACTGACGTTCCGATGGCGCACAGGCCACCCGACGTAAAGATGGGGGTGCTTACGTCACAGGAGCCACCTGACACCCACGCATTAGTGAAGGTAGACCCAACAAGATCGAACGTCGTAGGAGAAATATAGGTGACCGTCCACGTCCCGTTCGCCTCGACTGTTCCCACAGTCCCGGTGATCACGGCATTGTCGCCTGTTGCCAAGGCCCCCACCGAGGCCACCGTGACGCGGATCAGGCCCGCGCCGTTGTTTGCCATTCCGGTTGCAATCAATGTGAAAAGGCTGCCTGCATCCAATATGGGGTCGAGTGCCGTGTTAAGCGTGACGTCGCCGTAGTAGCAGGGAAGCTCCGCCGTCGAGGTGAGGTTCAGCAGGGAGGGTGTCGCCGCCGCGATGATCGCCGTTGACGTGTCTCCCGCGTAGTAGAGCGAGTCGGCCTGCCACAAGTTCAAGGCGGAGGGAGCATATCCCGCCGGAGTGCGGTCAGAGATGCCGCTGGAGAGGTCGGTGTTGTCGTCGACATAGAACCTTTGAAAGGAGGTAGTCGAGCCGACGTGGATGTTACAGACGCCGTCGTTTGCAAACAGGTGTATGCAGCGCGCGATGCCGTCGATGTAGCGTTCCGTCTCCACGTAGCCGCCCATCTTGCGCGGGCGGTCCTGATAGAACCGCGCCCACAGCATGTCGGAGTAGGTGTTCCGCGCCAATTGCGTCCCGTCGCGGCGAAGTCCCGGTTGAGACAGCACCAGTTGGGTCTTGGGTGTGGGGAAGTTCTGGTCGGCCACTACAAATCACGTTCAAAGAGAAACACTAACATTGCACTCACCAAGGCAACGGCAAAACAACAAGAGCCAATTGAGCGGCGATAGTTTCCTGCATGTAAGCCGTCTGTTCTGGGGTCCAGCTACCTGTCACCCATCCCGCAACCTGCTCTTCGGTCAAGTCGACGTAAGGGGTAAATGGGGCAGGCGGAACGTACAACAAGATAGTTTCTCCTCCGCAATAATAGTTGTTGACCCCGTTGGTTCCGCCGTAGGTCCAGACGACACGAATCACGACATCCACCTGCCCCTCGTATTGTGGGGCACAGGCCATGCTGGTGACACTTAAAACATAGGCAATAGTCATAACTGCCCCCGCTAAGTTTTGATGATGTAGTTTAGAACGATGGTGGGCTGCACAATGTTAGCCGCCGTGCCGGAGCCAGTGCTTGACGTAACTGTCGTCGTGTACCCGGTAGACTGCATGGCATTACCACCACCCGACACACCTGCGCCCCCGTTATAGGAATTTTGAAGCGCCCCGACATTTGGATCAGCCGGGATGGGGTGTGTATGCGCCACCATCTCGGCGGTCGTCTGGACGTGAGACTGTTCGCCACCGACGGCGGCCAAGGTCGCGGCTCCCGTAATGCCGCCAGTAGGTCCGCTGCCCAGTCGCCCCGCGCCACCATCGACACCGGCCACGACGCGGCCTCGCAGGTCGGGCACGTTAAAGTTTAACCCGGCCCCACCGTAGGTGTAGCCGATGACGGCAAAGAGGGCAGGCTGGGCGGCGGTAGCATACGAAGTCGCGTCACACAGAACCCAACTTGAAGGCGCGGCTGATCCGCCATAGGGAATAATTGCCCCTGTGGGGACAGCCACAATTGCGGCAACCGCCGCCTCAACGTAGGCCGTGCTCGCCGCTAAGGTAGAGTTATTAGAGGGAGCCTGCGTGCCGACTACGGGACTCGAAAGTGTCGGACCTGTAGCGAACACCGCAAGTCCGGTACCAGTCTCGTCGGTCATTTGCCCGCGCAGCGTGGCAGACGAGAACGCCGTGACCTGCGTAAGCGGGATGGCAATGTTTCCGTCGGCAGCGTTCGTGATGCGCCCCTGCGCGTCGACAGTAATGCCGACGGTCATATTGAGCGCGCCGCCGTAGGTGCCGGGAGTCACCGCCGTGTTGGCCAGCGCGACAGTGCCGGTGGTCGTGATCGGGCCGCCCGTGAGGCCGGTGCCCGTCGCCACGCTGGTGACGGTGCCAGACGTGGCCGTGAATGCGATCCTCATGTTCGCACCATCCGACCGGAGGATTGAAAAGGCCCCCTGCGTAACGACGACGCCCGCGTCTAATGCTCCGGCGCGAAAGGTAACAGTATAGGCACCCGTCGTGTTGTTGTAGACAAACCAGTACCCGGCACCGACGCCGTAGTCGACTATCTGGTTGCCAGTAAGCGCGCCTGTGAAATTCTGTATTTGCGCTTCTGTCTGCACGGCAGAGAGTGTGACGGTGCTGGGGCCACCGGCAATGCCGATGGACTGCGCGGTGACGGTAGACGTGACGGCACGACCGTATCCAACGGTGCTGAACTGAACCCCATCGCAGAAGACAATGCAGCTTTCATCCGGCTGAAGAACCTTTGTCGCTGCGTCGTCAATGGTCTCGGCCCCCGCCGGATTCAGAGTCAAAGTCCCTGTTCCTGCATTGATAACGTAGGCGAACCACCCGCTTCCCAACGTGGCGGCGGCGGCAAACGCCCACACCACAGAGCCGCCGCTGCTTCGGACAACGCTTGCGGTGTCGTTCACCCCAAACGTGTAGTTTCCCGTCAAGGCAGTTGTCGGGAGGTTCTGGTTGAGGAGAGTCGTGACGGCAGCGAGGCCGTAGCCCGCCAACGACGCCGCGCTGGCCGAAGACGTCCCGGTGCCGAACTGCACCGACTCCCACGTTCCCGCATCCGTCGAGTTGTCGGTTAGGTAGAAGTACCACGACTCCCCAGACGCGACGGTGCCCAGCGTGTTGCCCGCGTAGTCATGCACCGAGAAGAGGTTGGCACCCGTGTTGCGGATCAGAACATCCTGACCGACGCTGACAAGAGACGCCTTTGGAAAAGCAACGGAGAGCGCCGCTACGCTGGCAACGACGTCGAGCTTCGCCGCCATGACGTCGCTGCCGTCGAGCGCCTCAAAACTCCAGACAAGATTGAGATCGACCGCGGTCGTGTACGCGGCATACGACAACATCGTCGGGTTGATCGTCTGGCCGCCGAAGACGCTCGTGTAGCTGCTCATGTCTATGCTCCAGTCCGCAGCAGGGCGCGGTCGACGACCTTCTGCAATTCCTGTCCGTTGATGTTGGCGAACTGCTCGTCGCGCATCGACTTCCACAGAGGCATGCGCGAGTCGTTACGCAGGAACGGTTCCATCGCAGTCAGGCACTCGTACAGGAGAAGGAAGGGCGTGAACTGAGTCAGGTAGTTTTGCTGGTTGGCCGAACTTAAAAGGTCAGGCAGGCGGTACACCGTTGCCTCAAAGGGGTAATTGTTGTCGGGCGTCGGCGCAATGATCCAGTGGTTGAAGTCGTAGTCGGAGTACCACTGCGGCTGCCCGTAGCTCGTATCGTCCGGTGCAACAATGCGGAGGTACTCATAGGAACGCACACGCAACGTGACGCGCGTGTTATTACTGGTGCCCGTGCCAATGTTGATAGACACGGTGTTGCGCCATCCTTGAGGCTTGTCGATCACGTTGACCTGCTGCTGCATGGTCGACGTGATGACGTCCCGGTAGCCCTGTATCTTTAGCTTGTCGGCCAGCGAGCGTTCGCTGTTGTTGATGATTATCGGTATCTGACGCAGCACCGTCTCGTCGGCGGTGTTGCCCCTCTCAAGGTAATTTTTGATGTCCGTCACGAGCGAGTCGTAGGTCATCGCTGTCACGGCTCATTCTCCCAATCAATGTAGTCGGGCTGAGTCAGCGCCACGTCGGGGCGAACGAACGGCAACGTGACTTGATCCGGCATGCGCGCGGCCATGCGGTAGGGGTCGAAGTTGTCGCGGTCTTTCTCGCACACCATGAGGCCGGGGATGTTGGGATCAGACATAAGTTCGCCCAGCGCCATCTTGCGATTGCATCGCGCGCAAATGCCGATGCCCAGCGTCGCGTTGCCTGTGGTGTCAAGGAACCTAGGCATGCGTCACCGAGTGTACGCATAAATGCCGGGGTCGATGTTGACCGGGGAGGTGTCGCGCTCTTCCGCCGTCGCGAGCATCACCGCCTCCTGCTCCTCCGACACCAGCATCGGGTAGCGAGCCATGTCGCCCTCTTCGAGCGAACGACAAAGACGCCGCGCAAGCATGGCGCAGATCGCGTCGTACCAGCGACGCGGCACGTCAACAGCCTGCGTGACGTCCGTCACGTCGATCAGCATCTCATGCGTCCAGATTACAAGGAGGTCGTACTTGGCGAGATTGTTGGGCACTGGCCACACAAGCAGGTACGGCGCATCTCGGTCGCGCTGCTGATACCAGTTGAGTATCTGGCCGCCCTGCGTCTTGTTGGGCATGGCGGTGTAGTCGTCGATATTCCACGGACCCAGCACGATTTCCTGCGGCGTGTTGCCAAAGTAGAGTTCTCGCACCGAGAAGAAATCGGACGCGCTCACGCTTCTGACTCTCCAGTAAAGCGCGGCGGGGGCACCAGCCAAATCGACCCACAGCCACTGCTCGTCGTCGGACGTGGTGGTTGTGGAGGTGAGAGGCGTGTAAGACACGCCGTCGTTGCTGTACTCAAAAAACAGGCCGAAAGTGCCCGCGCTGCCAAACAGGATGCCAGCAGTGGTGATCTGCGTCGCGGTGGTGAACACCGTGCCAATGCTGCCGTTGATCGCCGTTTGGGTGCAAGCGGTATCGAAGTCGTCGTCGAAGGCCAACGACGCGGTGCCGCCCATATCCGAGAAGGGCGTCCCCGTCTGGCGGAACATCGTGCGCCGGTTGACCGACAAGACAGAGTTTGTGTCGGGGGGCAGCGGCACCTCGTACTCGTTGAGGTAGCACGGCACCAGCGACTGCTGGCGCTTCCAAAGCTGGATGCCGCGATTCACAAGGCTCGT